GGGAAGTTCCTAAGCCATTAACAATTGAGCAAACATTTGCTGCATTAAATGAACAGGCAGGACTTCAACAACTATTAATTGATCCCAACACATTTTGTTTAGCTGAGAATATCTACCACGAAGCTCGTAATGAGCCTACAGCTGGTATGATCGCAGTAGGCAATGTTACAATCAATAGAGTTTTGAGTACTCGGTTCCCTAATACTATTTGTAGTGTGGTACATCAAGGACCGCATTATGAAAGTTGGAAGACACAGTCACAACCAGACCTACCAGATGATTCTAGAATTTACTATCCCAAGAAACATCGTTGTCAGTTTAGTTGGTATTGTGATGGAGTGTCAGATGAGATTAAAAGTAAAAGAAAGTTCCAGCAGATACTTGAGCTCGCTGTAGACATTAGAAAGAGAATATATCCTGATATTACAGATGGGGCTACACATTATCACGCTGACTATGTTGACCCAAGTTGGTCAAAAGTGTATACTAGGACTGTAACAATAGACACACATATATTTTATAAGCATGATTGATAAAAGTAAAATTGAAATTATTCCTATTCCCTGTCCTGTTGTCATTATAGATGACTTCTACAGCGATGATGAACTACAGCTTATTATGCATGAGCTTAATTTTCTGTCACCTGAAAAGCTACTTCCGCCAGACATAACTGGTACTGCTAGAGATGATGATGGAAGAATGAAGAAGGAAAATCAAGGAATGTTTCTTGATGATCTATATTCAGAAAGAAATGTGAGCGATATTCTTAGGTTGAATCGTAAAGCATTTTCATCGGAAGTAGTTAAAACGCTTACAGATGTTCATGATATGTACTATGGTTATCAATTTGCAAATTCTGATTCAACCTTAGTCAGTCATTATAGGGATGGTAATTTTTACGAACCACATCGCGATAGTAGCATTTTTACCACACTATCTTGGTTTTATAACCAACCGAAGTCGTTTGAAGGTGGTGACTTAATACTAACAGATTATGATATAACAATTGAATGTAAATTAAATAGAATGGTCTTCATGTATGGTTCAACGCAACATGAAGTTTTGAAAGTGAAGGGTGATGGAAGATACTGTATTAGTAACTTCGTCAATATGAAATGAGTGTAGAAATTAAAAGTATTGTAACTGCAAGTGAGTTTGCAATGCAGATAGAAGATATCGTAGCAAAAAGTGGTATGGGTTATATGGACTCAATCGTATCTTGGTGCGAACAAAATAAAATTGAAATTGAACAAGCAGTAACATATGTCAAAAAGAACGCAGTGATTAAGGCTAAGCTAGGAATGGAAGCTGAGACATTGAATCTGATTGAGAAGACCTCTGCTAAATTACCGATATGAGTCCATTTGATGTTTATCAAGATTATCTCGCGCTTAAGCAACATTTTACCACACGATACGATTACGTTAAGTACAATGGTAAGATTCGTGCTAATCGTGACAGCTTTGAACGCCGTAATGACAAGTATACTTTTCATAAGCTGGCTAAGCAAACTGATCCTCACGGTTACCTCTTAGCTAACCTTATAGACGATCCAAATAGATGGATTGGAGAAATAGTTAGCCCGGAAGGCCATCAAAGATATACAGAATGGAGAAAGAGAAAAGATTCATTATCGTATATCTTTAAACAAGAGTTATCGTCTATTGACAGGACAGATTTTATTGTCAAAGACGGTCAGCATCCTGAGTTAGTACAAAAGTATTTGCAGGGTGCAATATCGATTGATACATTTATTATTATATGTGAAGTGACAGAATGTATCAAATCGTTTAATGCGAAGATCCAGGACACAATCCTTTGGCCTGATATTCGTAACAGGTGCTCTAAGTACAGTAAGTTTATTGAGTATGACAAGGATAAATTTAGGAAATTAATCGTTGACTATTTCAAGAAAATATAGGATAAATAAGATATCGTTATGATAAAGTGGATAAGTTAATACAATCGTACACAAAATACAAGGAATACAAACATGGCAAGTAATTTTGCATCTCTAAAATCATCCTCCTCCCAATCAATCACCAAGCTGAATAGTGAGCTTGAGAAGCTGAATCCTACTCAGCAGTCTCGTGCTGGTGATGATCGCTTCTGGAAACCTACTGTCGATAAAGCTGGCAATGGTTATGCAGTCATTCGTTTTCTGCCTGCTTCATCTGGTGAAGACGTTCCATTCGTTCGTGTCTTCTCACACGGCTTCCAAGGCCCAGGTGGTTGGTATATTGAAAACTCTTTGACAACTATCAACCAGAAAGACCCTGTTGGTGAAATGAACCAACTACTTTGGAATACTGGTGGCGATGATGGTAAGGAGCAAGCTCGTAAACAAAAGCGCAAACTTGAGTTTATCAGCAACATCTATGTTGTTAAAGATCCAAGCAATCCCTCTAATGAAGGTAAAGTCTTCTTATACAAATTTGGTAAGAAGATCTGGGATAAGATTAACCTTCAAATGAATCCTGAGTTCGAAGACGAGTCACCAGTCAATCCTTTTGACTTTTGGCAAGGTGCTGACTTTAAACTAAAGATTCGTAAAGTTGCAGGCTATCGGAATTATGACTCATCTGAGTTTGACTCTGCTGCAGCTTTGCTCGATGAAGACTCACAACTCGAGGCTCTTTGGGGTAAGCAATATGCTCTTCAAGAATTCGTCGACCCTAAAAGTTTCAAGTCTTATGATGAGTTAAATGCAAAACTTAATCGTGTACTTGGAAAAGTAGCTCCGACTACAACTGCTGAAGAAACAGTCATTCCGCAGCAGGAAGAAACAACCTCTTGGACTGAAAGCGTTACTGGTGAAACAGAATCTGCTCCTCTCTCTCAATCTCCTCAAGCTGATTCTGATGATGATGATATCGCATTCTTCAAGAGCTTGGCTGAAGAAGACTAAACCTCCTTCTAGTCTAACTCAGCAAAGGGGTGACTTCGGTCGCCCCTTTTTTTAGTCAATGCCTGCTGGTAATTTAGATGTACCACCTGCCACGGCAGTAGTTCTGCTATTGTCTTGAACAGTAGATCTATTGTCTGTAATGATTACTGGAGGCGCTTGTGTTGTCTGTTGATTGTTACCTGATTGCTCAGCAATCTGACCTGTGGTACCAGAAACTTGTTCAGGAGCGAATCTTGATACTTTTTGACGGAACTGCTCTTCACTAATTCTTTTTTGTTCAAGCTGCTGTACGGCTCTGTTGTATGCACCCTTATCACGAGCACTTAATGATTCAACATTGATACCTAAGTCGGGAACACCAACACCAGATTGTTTTGTAACTGATTCTACACCAGTAGCACCACCTGCCGCCATATACTGCTCTCTAGTTAATGCAGCTTCTGATTGTTCTTGTAAACTAGTATCGATACGTAACTTTTCTTGTCTTGCTGCTTCTTTTTGTGCTCTACTTTGTAGACCCAATGCCTCACGCATTCCCTCTGGCATAGCATCAATTATATTCTGAACAGTATTAGCAACGCCCTTTGTAATAGGACTAATAGCATCTGTAACAGCTTTGAAAGCACCTGTAACTACATCAGTAATTTTGTTTATGAAATCTGTAACAGGTGTCTTACCAAAGTCAACACCAATTAAATCACCAAACAGTGAAACAACAGTATCGGCTGATCTTCTTAGGAAGTCGAAGATAGCTTTTGGTAGTTCAAATACTATTGCTTCATATTTGTCAGACATTGAAGATTCATCTGAAAAGAACTTTGTAAATATATCCTTCAAGTCATCGAAGAACATAAAGAAGTTACCAAATGTTCTTCCAAAGAATTCTTTGATTGCGGGCCACTTATCTTTTAAGTAGCTACCTATTTTTTTAAATACATCTGAATTGAAAAAAGCAATCAGTAATGGAATAGCAGCAAAGAAGGCTAGTTTCATAAACCCACCTTTGAGGAATTTCATAATTCCTCCCATCATACCACCACCCTTTTTGCCATCTCCACCATCATCTGATAAAGGTACAGCTGGACTTTCATACTCAGCTTCAATAGCTTCCTCACGGGCTGACCGACCAGCTAAGGCACGGTCTTTGGCTGCTTTTGTCATTTGATCAAAGAACATCTCTTTATGAAGAGTAACTTGTTCTAGAATGTTAGTTAAAACATCAAGTTGATTTGTTGATGAATCACTCAATGATTCAATACCATCATTCAACTCATTGTAACTTGTCAGGGAGTCTTCAAGATCATCCTTCTGTTTGTCAGCTAATACTTTAGCATTAGATTGGATCTCTTTAATTGTATCGATAACTTGATTCTTGAACAAAGGTCGAAACGGTTCAATGAATGCTTGCGATGCAACATTCTTAAATGAATCCATAACTGAAGAGCTTGCTCTATTAGCTGCTGCTCTAATAACCGGTAGTGCCATTTTTCTGTTCTTCTTTTTGTTTCTCTAACAGGTTTACTAGCATAGATGTATAAATTTCAAGTTCGAACGGAATTAATTCCTCTAATGTATTTAGATCATATCCATGGTGCTGAGTCAAATTAAACATAAGGTAATAGTGATTTGAAATACTATTATGACCCAGCATTAGGTAAAAAAATCAGTGAGCGTGTTCAGTTCTAGAACCCTCTTTGTTCCTTTTGAGTTTGTATAGTCAATAGTATATTTTACTGTTGGTGCCGTATCAAAGAAGTTGATAACCTTAGCCATTTCTTTTTGGCCAAGCTGCTCAATGAAGTTAATTTGTTCTTCTTCACTGTGACCTTGAAACTCCATAACTTCATCATCTGTAAACACTTTTGAAATACATGATCGGATGGCATTATAATTTGAGTCAGTATCGTCCGCTATAAAGTGCTGAGCCATTTCTAGAGTTGGATAATTCATAA